CAAGGCTCTTATGGACGTATTCCGTGCGGGCGGTAACTTCCACAGTAATATTGCGAAGAAAGTATTTAAGCTACCATGTCCCGTTGAGGAAGTAGCAGAACTTTACAAAGACCGTAGACAGGCAGCGAAGGCCGTAACTTTTGGTATTATGTATGGAGCAGGCCCAAAGAAGATTAGCGAACAAGTTACAAAAGATTCGGGCAAGTACTTTAGCCCTCAGGAAGCACAGGAAGTAATCTCAGACTACTTTAAAGAGTTTCATAAATTAAAATCATGGATTGAAGAAAACCAGAAGTTTATCGCACAGAATGGATTTATTTATAGTTTCTTTGGTCGCAAAAGGAGATTACCAAATGTCGGGTCGACAGACGCAGGCATCAAGAGCCATAGCATTAGGTCTGGTCTTAATTTTCTGGTGCAGTCTGCTGCTTCTGATATTAACCTACTAGGCGCAATAGACATGGGCGGGTATATTAAAGCGAAAGGCATGAAAGCAAGAATTTTCGCACTTGTGCACGACTCCATTCTCGCAGAAGTACCAGACGATGAAGTAGAGCATTATAGCGAACAGCTACAAGGATTTATACAAATGGACAGAGGTATTTCTATTCCTGGTGTTGCAGTAGGCTGTGACTTTGAAGTAGGAGAGGACTATTCTATGGGTAAGTTTGAGAAAATATATGGTAATAACATATAAAACAGTAAGTAAGCTAAAATTTCCAGTATTCTTGTTATCTTCAAGCAACTGGCATTTAGCAGATGGACTACTGTTCTTAGATGAAAAATTATTAGACGACAGAAATATGCCAGGAGATACTCTTGGCATACGTCGAGCACAAAGCCCTCATAGAGAGCAGTACCCATTAAAAAGAGCAGTGTTTAATCATAATGGATTACTAAAACAGTATACAAAGTGTTTCATAGATAGTAATGGAGCACCTTTTATATATGAAAAAACTAAGTCAATGCCATTAAAATATTTAAGAATTAAAAAAGTGATAAAGAAAGAAGTAGCATCACTTTTATGGGTTGAAGGGTGTTCTCACCCTTTTACCATACCAAGACCTCCCGAACAAGGAATGAATTGGGCAGGTATTTTGCATCTACACGGACTTCCTTGGATGCTGTACGAGTATTCTGAAACTAAACAGAAGAATACCCACAGAAAAGTATAGGGAACTTATGGCTAAAAGAAATCGCACAATAGCAGGAGCTGGATTAGACCTGCGAGAGATAGAGCCTCTTACTAGAAACCAATTGAAAGTTTTTGAATCTAGCAAGAATTTAGTACTACATGGATTGGCAGGAACGGGCAAAACATTTATATCTTGTTACCTAGCATTTGATGATATGGCAAAGAATGAGTACGAAAGATTAGTAATTATTCGTAGTGCTGTACCGACAAGAGATATTGGATTTTTGCCTGGAACTGAGAAAGAGAAGCAATCTGTATATGAAGAGCCTTATAAGGATATTTGTATAGACTTATTTGGGCGTGGCGATGCGTACCAAATACTAAAGCAGAAGAATATTGTTGACTTCATGACAACCTCTTTCATTAGAGGTATTACACTACGAAATGCGGTAATTGTAATTGATGAATGTCAGAATATGTCATTTCATGAGCTAGACTCAATTATTACTCGCATGGGCAACCATTGTAGAGTTATATTCTGCGGAGACTTTAGACAGGCAGACTTAAAGACGGGACAAAGTGGAATGTTAGACTTTCTTCATGTGCTAAAGCGCATGGAAGAGTTCGACTTCATTGAGTTTGAAGTAGAGGATATTGTTCGTAGTAACTTTGTCAAAAACTACATTATAGCAAAAACTGAACTAGGATTTTAATGAAAGCTGTTATAAGCAACAGAATTTATATGAACTGCACTGACGAATTGCAGCAGCAAATCGACAAGGAGCTTACATATACAATTCCTTCGCACAACCCGCTAGACCCTCCACAGGTTATTAAAACTATGGGGTTAATTCGTAACGGGTTGATTTCATTACCCATTGGCAGAATTGATTTAATTCCTGACCATTATGAGATAGTGGATAAGCGGCTTTATAAACCAGTAGACTTTCCTAAGTTTAAGTTTCCACTTCGACCAAGCCAACAAGAAGTATATGACGAAATCGAAGACAATGCTATAGTAAACGCCTGGGTAAGCTGGGGCAAGACTTTTACAGGTCTTGCCATAGCTGGTAAACTTGGGCAGAAAACACTTATCGTAACACATACAGTACCTCTTAGAAACCAGTGGGCAAAAGAAGTAGAGAAAGTCTATGGAATTACAGCTGGAATTATAGGCAGTGGTAGATTTGAAATTGACCACCCAATCGTAATTGGGAATACTCAGAGCTTGTACCGAAATATAGACAAGATTCGTAAAGAGTTTGGGACTATCATACTCGATGAAATGCACCACGTTAGTAGTCCAACCTTTTCTAAAATTATAGATACAAATTACTGTAGATATAAGATTGGACTTTCTGGCACGATAGAAAGAAAAGATGGTAAACATGTGGTGTTTCGAGACTTCTTTGGTAGTAAGATATTCAAACCGCCAAAAGAAAACTATATGGTTCCTAGTGTCCACTTAGTTCATTCTGAAATACGATTTATGGATGGTGCGAGCATACCTTGGGCGAATCGAGTAACAAAATTATCAAACGATGAAGAATATCGTCATACGATAGCAATGCTAGCGGCGGCCTACGCCGCAAAGGGGCATAAAGTGTTAGTAGTAAGCGACCGAGTTAGCTTTCTTAAAGCTTGCGCCGAGCTGACAGGTGACAGAGCAGTTTGTGTTACAGGTGAGGTATCGCACGAGGAAAGAGAAAAGCTAGTAGAAGAAGTACTAAATGGGAATAAGAATGTACTTTATGGAACACAGGCAATATTCTCCGAAGGTATCTCAGTAGATAGTTTAAGCTGCCTAATACTTGCAACACCAGTTAATAATGAACCACTATTAACACAGCTAGTAGGCCGAGTAATACGAAAACGAGAAGGGAAAGTAGACCCAATCATAATAGATATACACCTAAGAGGGAAGACAGCACAAAGACAGGCTTCGAATAGGGTGGGGTTCTATATGAAGCAGGGTTGGAATATGAAGTACCTTTAAAAAAATAGTTCTTGACAATGACTCAAAAAGAGAGTATAATAGTGTTCTTATATGATTGGCAGAAGGTATATGATGAAGCAAAAGGTAATATTGTTTCATGTAATCGTATTATGGAAATGCTTATAACTAAGCGTATTCCTATAAATAGATACGACCCTATATACATGCTGTCTCAGAAAAACTTCTCAGGACGCAGTTTCATGCTGCATCCCGATGTACTTCTGTACAACTCTTATAAGTATACTAACCGTGAAATAGCAGAATATTATGCGCTTGCTGCACTCCGTAGCTTGCCAGAATACTTTGCCTCACAAAAAACTACACTAGACCTGTTACATTTACCCATAGGACTAGAAATCATAAACGAAAATAGGCTACTCAGTATAGATGAGCATTCCGTTCATTTTTTATACGAAGAAGTCACAAAGGAGAAATTACACTAATGGCTATATCATTTAACAAACAAAAAGGCTCTGCCCAAAAATCATCACTCGAAACTTTCAATTTTAAAGACGGCGAAAACAAAATGCGTATCGTAGGCGATATTCTTGCCCGTTATGTATATTGGATAGAAGGCGAGAACGGTAAAAATCTTCCATTGGAATGTTTATCTTTCGACCGAAACCAAGAGCGTTTCAATAACACAGAAAAAGATTGGGTTCGCGAATACTACCCAGACTTGAAGTGTGGCTGGTCTTATGCCACTCAGTGTATTGACCCAGCAGACGGCAAAGTCAAAGTTGTAAACCTAAAGAAGAAGTTGTGGGAACAAATCGTACAAACGGCTCAAGACGGCCTTGGCGACCCTACAGATGTAACAACCGGTTGGGACATTTGTTTCAAGCGTGTTAAAACTGGCCCACTTCCTTACAATGTTGAGTACCAACTACAAGTATTGAAGTGTAAGAATCGCCCACTTGACGAAGCAGAGCTTGCAGCTATTGCTGAACTCAAGTCTATGGACGATGTAATGCCCCGCCCAACCCCAGACGCACAGAAAGAACTTCTTGACCGTTTGCGTACCGGCAGCAACGATAATGATGATGAAACACTAGAAGCAGAGTTTAACATCGGATGATTTTATATACGGCAGACTGGCACATAAAACTGGGGCAGAAGAATGTCCCAGTTGAGTGGGCATTAAATCGCTATAACCTATTCTTTCAGCAGATTTATGAACTGGAGAAAGAGTGCAATATGCACATTATAGGAGGTGATTTATTTGATAGGCTGCCAAATATGGAAGAGTTGGAACTTTACTTCTCGTTTATTCGAGCGGTAAAGATTCCAACCATTATCTATGACGGTAATCATGAAGCAACTAAAAAGAATAAAACATTCTTTACACAGTTGAAACAAGTCTCACGAGACATTAATCCGTTAATACATATTGTAGATATATCTTATATTGACCAAGATTTAGGGTATGGCATTCTTCCATATGCAGACTTACATAGAAAGGGTAGCTTAGACCACTTTGATAAGACTAAGCCTTTGTTTACTCATGTTCGTGGAGAGATTCCACCGCATGTAAAACCAGAGATTGACTTAGACTTGTTAGAAGATTTCCCTGTAGTGTTTGCGGGCGACCTACACTCACACAGCAACACGCAACGTAATATAGTTTACCCTGGCAGCCCTATGACTACTTCTTTTCATCGAAACGAGGTAAAAACAGGTTATTTACTTATCAACGAAGGAGATTGGAGCTGGTTTTGGGAAGAGTTTAAGCTGCCCCAGTTGATTCGTAAAACAGTATCAGACCCTAGCGATATGCTACCTACAACCTATCATCATACTATATATGAGTTAGAGGGTGATATTCAGGACTTAGCAGGCGTTAAAAATTCTGACCTTCTTGATAAGAAAGTAGTAAAGAGAAATACAGAAGCCTCATTGATTATCGACAAAGATATGACCATCGAGGAAGAACTAGTAGAGTATCTAACTTATATTCTAGAAATCTCGACAGATAAAATACCAGACATACTAGGAACTTATAATGATTACGCTTCAAAAGCTGAAATGGGATAATTGCTTTAGCTATGGTTCTGGTAACGAGCTACAGTTAGACGA